ATGCTATATATAGCGCATTATTCATTATTAGCCCCTTTTCTTGTTTTCTGCTAATTTTGCCCCTATATCTTACTACCTATTTTTTATTTACGCGCCTTAGGACGCAATTTTTAGCGTCCTATTTTTAATGGCGCTATGACTAGCTTTCAAGCATTTATAGCTTTTATTACTACTATGCCTAGATCATAGAATTTCCAGCGGCATTTCTGCCATGCTTATGAGCATTTGTTGCGTGTCGTTGCTTAATTTAATCTTCTCTGCTTTACTGATCAAGCCGCGATCTGTCAACGCTTTAACAATAGTTAATTGATCAAGCCTTGTTAACTCGATCTTTTCATCGCTCGTTAGCGCTCGATCTTGATATTCATAATATACATTTTTGGTCACTGGATCAAAAAGTAAAATTTGATCCTTGCCCGCGATCTCGACGTTTTTCTTCGGCAAATCTTGTATTGTTAATTGTTCATGCTGCGTCCCATCTAAAAAAGATGCCAAAACTTTATTATTGCTATCCGCTATAATTATCATTTATCTTCCCCCTTTACCAATATAATATTACTTTTCCTGTTGCACCATTGCCACCATTGCCACCAACTGTGCCTGTATTCCAATTTCCACCAGAACCGCCGCCAGCTGGTTGAGAACCATTTCCCGCTGGTACTGCTGTTGAACCATCGCCACCAGCACCTAAACCGCCAACAGAATTAGCACCACCTAAATTGCCATATGTTCCTTGATTAGAACCACCAGAACCAGCACCGCCGCCACCATAAAATAATTGAGTATTAACAGTAATAGTCCTAAAAGCCATTAAATTCCCACCCACGCTAGCTGCAACGCCAGCGGCAGGACTTCCTTGTGATGACGTTGCTTGTCCACCACCACCGCCGCCAGCGGCAATCAAGGTTTCTATGGTAGATGAACCACCGCCGCCACCAACTGTTGGCTCGCTTCCGACTTTCACGAACACATATAAAACACCCAAAGAAAAACTAGCATTAAGTAAAATTACTATTGCAACTATAAATTTTGAGAATTTGCTACTGCTACCAGCCACCTGTTATGATCCTCCGTATTCCTATTGTCACAATACAGCCTAACAATGTTAGCAAAACATAGTTCCAGCGAGTAGAAAGCAATTCCCCTGGTGCTTTTTCTAACTTGCCAAGTCTATCGTTATGCTCTGAGATAGCCTCTAGCATACTTTTGACTTGTTGCGCCATCAGCTCAATGCTCGTCCCCATTCGCACAATAGCTGCTGTTTGTTCCTGCACATCATCAATGCGTTTATGTGCTGTTTTTACAGATTGTTCCACGATTGTCACCTTCTCAGCTAATCCACTAAAACAAGTAGCCTGCCTCTCTAAGTTTGCTAGTTTTTCTGAGTGTGTTCCATAATGTTCGCAAGTTTCCATTTTAATATACCGCCTTATGCTTTTTATTTTATTATGCCTAATCTTACTAAAATCACAGCTAACTGTTCTCTCGTCACGCTTCCTTGTGGATCAGTTCCGTCAAATATTTTCTGCGCTACTGCTTTCTCCCATGCATCTTTCGCCCACTCGCTCGGTTCGTTAGATTTAGTATCCACTTTTTCTAACACCTCCATTTCTTTTTCTATGCGTTTAATAAAATCATTCCATATCGGTAAAATTAATCTCGGACAATTCTTGCCAGACCAACTTTTATGCGTAACAACATCCTTGACAGTTTTGTTTTTAGATTTTAGAAGCATCGCAACATATTTTGTTGTGGTTTCTAAGGTTAAATTGTAATTACCACTTTCGCATACCTCAATCGATAAAGATGTGTTATTCCCTTTTGCTGTGCCAGAGTGTAACGATACTTCATCATTCGGAATAGCTTTTATAACTTGATCCTCATAGATGCAAGTGTTCCATGATGCGACACGATTGTTATTAGGATTGACTAACCAATCCCTTTCATTTTGCGCTGTCGACTTTAGATTCCCAGTATTATGTATAGTTATCGTCTGCCAATCCATTTTTCTGCCTGTTCTAGTATTTTTATTGACAGGAATATACAACTCTTTAATTAACACTTTCTCACCCCTTTTTCTATGGTAGTGTTACCCCTACTTGTTAAAATAAACTCGTTACAACGCAATTTTGAAGGTCGATTTTTTGAGCGTATACCTCATTTTTAGACTATATTTAGTATTTCTTCTATCCTTGTCAATCGCTCGTCTGTAGTCAGTTTTTTAATTTTTTCCTTGTCTTTATACTTAACTTTTACCGCATCTTCTTTGATTTTCTTGTTCTCTAAATGTTTAGTAATTCTCAATAGTTTCTCGTTCATCTACACCACCCCCAAAATTGAAGCGAGAGTATCAACAACTGCATCTTGAACCGTTTCGACAGTTGTTAAACGTTCCTCTTGTGTTGGTAGTTTATTCGCTTCAACCTCTGCAATCCTTGCCTCTTCAGCAATTCTTTCTACTTCAACATCAACTAAACTTTTATAGATAATTTCAAATGATTTTTCATCTACTAAACTCTCAAATTCAACCTTAATTGTTTGTGTGTTAGATGCAATAGGTTTTATTATCATTGTCCGACTAGGAGTAAATGTCACTAAATCGGTTAACTCTATTTCTTTACCAAATTTGGTATTGCCTGTGCAAGTAAAAGTTTTCTCGATAGGAGTATCTCCCTCGATAAAATTAATGCTTTCAACACCTAACAAATTAATACTTATGACTTCATCCTCAACAATTTCTAATTCGCTATCAATTTCTAACCCTAATCGCTCACACTCCATATCAATATGAGGCTTTAACTCTTTGTAACCTTTTTCGACAATTTCTTGTGGCGTTAAATTATCATGTCCGTAAACTCTTGTTGATATTTTTATACCATTTGTTAAGTATTCAATAACAATAAAATCATGCGTTGCTTCAATATTCAATATTTTTATCATCTTCTCACCTCTCTATATGTCTGTTATTGTAATTAACCCATTTTTAACCGATAATGCTTCAGCTTTTACCCACGCATCAGAACGAGCGATATTAGATATTCTGACAGATGTATATGTCGCTCCCAAATAATAACTTTGGTCTTTTCCTAATTTTAATGCTGTTGCAACCGATCCAATGTTGCCTGTCAATGTATCTCCGCTATAAGAAGTTGTGTCTATAAATACTTTAATTGCTGAGCCGTTACTATAAACCCCAGTTAAAGAGTAAAAAATACCATTGTCAAGAGTTATTCCAGTTGATACTTTTTTCAAAGCTGTGTCATAGAGACCAAATCCCAAGCCTGTTGTGACAGCAGATTTTCCAAACAATACATAGCCTGCCCCGTCATCAACAATTATCTTATCATAATTTTGAAAATCAGTAGGCTTGACAACTGCTAAAATAGTGCCTGCACTCGCATTTAACAATGCAGTTAATGTTACATAATCACTACTACCATTAAAACTTCTGCCTTTCCCATAAGCAGTATCAACAACTGTTGTTCCTGTGGCTGTACCATTGTTTACATTACTTGTACTGTCTGATAATGTTGCTCCTAAATGTAAAACCATTTTATAATTAGCATCCCAAACATTAACTTTGTCTTGCGCATCAGATGCACCAGAATTTCCATACCACATATAAAAAACTGTGTCGGCAGCATCCGCAACCGTTGGAATTTTAACATGATAGACCGCTCTCGGAGTTATGTTACTATGCTCTTGTCGCTCAAATTTTAATTGGTTAAGACTTCCATCTGTAAACCTAATATCATAACCACTTGACAAGGCGTTTGCGAAAGTAAAATTACCAGTATCTAAAATAACTGTGCAAGGAAAATTTGTTAAATCTGCGTCAATTTGAGAGGCAGGAATAGTTATTTTTTTTCCATACGTCCAACCAGAAAGCCAAAAACCGCTACTGGCAGATGATGGAATAACTCCAAAATTAGTTGCTAACATTCTGCTGCCCCCTATGCACTAAGACTACCAATTAATAACCACTCATCTGTAGCTATCTTTTTAAGTGTCACCGCTTCATATTGTGCGTTAATAGATTTTTTGCTACCGCTTGAATATAAAGTAACTCCGCTTGTTGCAGCTAATGTTACCGCACCTGCCCCGTATCTAGTTAAAACTATTTCAGAGTTGACAGGAAAAGCAAACACAGAATTTAATGGAATTGTGACAGTAATAGTTGATGCTGATAAGCATTTTTGCACAGTTGCCTTATCTGTTAATGCTAAAGTATAAGATGCAGTTTGCAAGACAATAGATGTGTCTTTGTCTGTTTTACCATTTAACTGTGTCTGTATGTTACCTGTTAATCCATCTGAATATCCTAACTCTGTAGCTGTTAGTGTTGCTGGAATTCCGTCTAGCACATTTAACTCCGTTGCAGTAGCAGTTAAAGCGACATCCTCATTTATCTTTGGCGAAGTTAAAGTTTTATTAGTTAAGGTTTGCACCCCTGTTAGAGTAACCTCTCCACCTCCTGCCCCAACCTCTACCTCTGTTCCCGCGCTATCTTTGTAATACATTTTTCCATCTGTCTTAAAATAAGTTTTATAATTTCCACTCGTCGGATTGGTAGGAGCCGAAGCCTGTCCCGCGAAGCCAACACTTCTTATATATTGTGCCATTTTTACACCTCCACCATAATTACATCGCCATCATCATCAAACATTATTTCTGGACTAGAAGCATCGCCATTAACAAGTGGCTCATAATAAACCGAACCACCTCCGCCTGTTTGGTCTACCCACTCGACATTCCTATCTGTTCCGTCCACCTTCGCTAAAACTTGTCCTGCTGTGCCACCTGTCGGCAACTCATAAACTGCTGGATGACTATGTGAATCTACCTCGCCTGTTAGAACCGATTCGATTTCGGCTTTAGTCATTTCTAAATCGCTAACAACTAATATCCACGCTGTGCCTGTGTTGCCTAGATGTGCGTGTGTGTTCGGCTTGATTTGCATCGAATTGCATGAAACAACGCCTGTATTGATATTGTCTATTTCTAAATCAAAATTATTTCTGCCTGTTGGCGAGTGGAGAGTTATCGCAAAGTCCGAAGCCGAATTACATATCAGCCGATAACCCAAATCAGCATCAGATGTTGTATAATTTTCAGTTAAAATTTTAGTTTGCTTTTGATTTATCAATTCACCCTCACCCAACTTTCAATCAATCCTGCATCTTGCTGTGCATTTGTTGTTTTATTTAACAATATAGTAGCCTTAATTGAATCTGTGAAAACAGGATAATTACATTGCAACGCAGTATAAAAATAATTTATGTGATTAATAAGCATTATTCCCATCGCAGTGTCTACCCAAATCCCATTTTCCAGTTTATATTGTTTTACTGCATCATCCACAATAGGTGTAGCTGAAGCAAAATAATGGTTCGGCGGATATTCACCATATTCTTCATAATAAAATGGTGTAGGTGATACGCCTAGATGAACTACTTCTGGAAGCCCATAGTTATATTGCGCAATTGCTATCATCTGGTATGGGTAATCCTCGATTGATACAGGGCTTTGTGGAAAATTATCCCACTTTTGATACACACCATTATTTGTTAATGCTTTTCTATACATCGCATTTCCCACTCTAATACCTCCACCCTGTACCGTCTGTTATCAGTTCAATCGCTTCGTTTGGATATAACAATTTATTCGTTGCACCATTAATCGTTCCTATAATTGTTACAATCCCAGTACCAATATTGTAAATTTTCTTGATAATTCCTGCGGATGTAGCAACGTGTAAAGTTAAATTAAAAGTACCGCTACAAGTCACAAATTCAAAGCTATCAACAGTTAGCGTTGTCGCACCACTCAAAGCTAATTTATCGTATCTAGACCAATCGTCTGTGTCAACCCATAAATCCTTTTCGTTGGCGGATGTTGGAAGGTCTGGTTGAACATAAATCTTCAACGAATAAGCTGTTCCATCCTCATCGTAAACAATATTTCCACCTATATTTGTAGATGGATTTTTAGTTGTCTTAATAATTTTCCCAAAATAATCAACATAACTCTGTGACCTTTGTGTGCTAAAATTAGATCCGTTCCTGCGAGTAGCTGAAATGCTCGACTTGATATTTCCAGCACCCATATCAATTATATCTATATTCTCAATTAAATAATATTGATCAGTTGATATACCGAATGTAGGCAGGTTAACTTTTAATTTACTACCAACCACCCAGTCATTAGTCCAACTAGAAAATTGTAAAGCAGCTGGAATTAGTCCGTATTTTTTCAACTCATTCTGCGCTACTGTTGTTGCTTCTGTTACTGTTAATATATTACTGTCAACTAAAACATTTCCATATACACCACTAGAATATGCTGAATTTTCTGCTGTTTGCCTAGCTGTTATCTCTGCGCTATCTGTTACAACTGATTGCACTAATAACCCTGCGCTAGTCAATCCACCTATAACTGTCTGCTTATTTCTATAATTCTCTAACGTTACATCTACACTATCAATATTAAAATCCTCAAATGCGCCACCCTCGACTATATCGTGAGTAGACGCCACTATAGCATCTTCATCTATAAAATATACTTCTCTGCTTTTGTTTATGTACCACTTAAAACCACTTGCATCTGCTAACTCGTCAAATATATCATTACAAGTTTTCGCATTAGATGAATATTGCTTAAAATAAGCACCATTGTTAATAGTACCTATTAATAAATTTTCATCTGCACTGCTTAAGTTTAACACATTTGTTACTATGTCTTGTACAATTTCCCCCGCATACTTATTTTTATAGAAAGCAGTAGTTGTCCTGCGAGCAGGAATATCATTAAACCCATTACTAGATATGTCTATTTGTAATATAGCTGTCGCACCCACAACAGCATCAATCCTAGTGATAAATGTTTGATTGACTATTCCGCCATAAATCATCGTGCCATTATCTTTTACTTTTATATTATAACCAATAATATCTGCATAGGCAGAAGTTGTAATTATAGAGAAACTACAACTTGACCTGCCATCTGCACTCAACGTTACAGAGAGAGAGCCTTGTTTGACTATACTTGTCTTATCAACGCCTTTTAATTCTACTGTATATGCCAATTAAACTCTCACTCCATTCAATTTAAGATTTCTCTTAAATTCGTTCCAAATAGTTTTGGGATCAGTTATCCCATTGATATTTACTGTTATATTATTTCCGCCTGTTGCTGAGATTGTACCATTTACATCTGGAATAAAAGCTTCTCTGCCTCGCTCACCCACTAAATATTTCTTTCCAGCTTGTACAGCACCGCCAAACGCCCTACCACCACCATATGGTATAGGAGAGTTATCTCCAATGCTTGTGCTAGAGTATTTCTCCATATATTTCTTTTTATTCGGATCAGTTATCTGAGCATTTTTTGCCTTAATGTCTGTATTATTAAAATAATCAACTGCTTTTTGCACCGCTTGAATTATAGTAAGTATTGCGCCAAATTCAGCGCTAAACGAACCAGATAATTTTTTCAACTCTGGCTCTACTTTGTCATTAGAACCAGTAATGAGTGATAAGAAATTATTGATAATACCTAAAACAACATCAATCACACCATAGACCAAATCAAAAGCTAATTTAAATGCTGCTGAAATTAAAGGAAGCAAAGGTTCTATTATTATCCATATTTTCTCAAATATAGGAATAACCTTTTCATTTATTAACTTCCAAACTTTCTGCATCACATCAGCCATTATACCCCATGCTGTAGAAATACCCTCTTGGATTTTAGGCATATTAGCTTGTATCCAATCAAATAATTTTTTAAGTATTGGTAAAATATTAGCCTTAAAATATTCATAAACAATGCGAGAAACTTCTGTTATTTTCTTAAACGCATTAGTCATAAACTCTTGTATTTTAGGCATATTAGAGTTAACCCATTTTAATAAATTTATCAAACTGGGCATTAATGTTGTGGCTAACCCCTCAAATAATTCTCCTACTGCGTTCTTAGCTATGACCATTTGCCCTGCAAAAGTCTTCCCTGCTGCCTCTGCGCTTCCACCGAATTCTTTTTTTAATTCGTCTAAAATCACAGTCTGCGCGCCTGCTATATCTCCTGCTTCTTGCATTTTTTCTATCATTTTCTTTTGCTCATCTGTAAAAGTAACGCCCACCCTAGTTAAAGCAGTAATACCTTGCGTTGGATTGTTTAACGCCTTGCCGAGTTGAATTGCGCCACTTTTTGCATCTGTCCCCATAGCAGTCGCCATATCCAACAAAGTTGTTGTTGCTTGTGGAAATACATCCTTGCCGATATTGGTAAATGTTAGCAACATATTTTGAGCAGCCATAGTATCTTCTGTTGCAAATTTAGTTGTTTTCTGTAGCGCCTCAGCATAATTTGTTAATTCTTTAGTTGTCACCCCTGCTGCGCTACCTGTGGATTTAATAACTGCATCCATCTGTGCTGTTGCATTTTCCATAGCCATAATACCATTTAATCCATCTTTCAGCGCAAAAACCAAACCACCGCCAATAGCAGCTGCCCCAATCATAGCGCCTTTGGCGACAGTCTTACCCACGTTACCAACTGTCTTGCTAAAATTATTTAATACACTTGTTGCTTGTTTGCTATCTGCGGATATCTTCATGACTAATGTTCCCATATCCATTATGCTTTACCACCTGCCTTTACTCGCCATTGATAAAACTCTTGCCAGCCACCTAATTCTGAAGCACTCATGTTTTCGCTTATTTCTTTAACTGTTTTCTTTAAGTCATATGCTAACATATATAAAAACAATTGTGCCTCGTTTTCGGTGGCTGCTAGTTTTTTATTTCGCCTATTCCATTAATTTTTGAACAGGCATCAAATAATTTATTGACCAACTTTGCTGGCATATTGTTTATCAACTCAATATCTTTATCCTCGAATATTTTAACGCCATCCTTATCATACAAACAAATGCTAATTAAAGTGGATTTAGCATTTTGCATATTAAGTACAGGCTGAGTACCTACCATGCGATATAAACTTGTTTCATATGCTACCGCTTGACCGCTACTCATTTCCTTAATTATATATTCTTCTCCTTCAATCTCAACTATTTCGCTTGTAAACTTAAAATTGACTAAATTATCCTTTATTCCCATCTAAATCAACCCGCCTATCTCTTTTGTTATCTGCATACTAATTTTCTGATCAACTAATCCCTCGACTGGAATATTTGCGCTGTCCTCGCTAATTACCGCATAAAAACGAATAGGAGTAATCGCATCGTCCACATAATACTCAATCACCTTGACTGAGTTATCTGTTAGCCAAGTAAAGAAATAAGCATCTGTATAAAATAAGCCTAACTCTGCTGTCCCTGTTAATAACCCAGCCTCATATGCTCTATAGACATCCTTAAAAATTGTCTTGTCGAGTGTTTCTCTCGCACCGCTAAAATTAAAACTCTTAGCATTTGCTATCTCTGTTAGCACAACATAAGCACCAGTGATTGTTACTGTTCTTACACTTGCGCTATCAAATGTAACTGTGCCTGTTAAATAACTAATAGTAAACCCTGTTGTTACAGCTGAACCGCCAACCTTAACAACTACTGCTGTATTATAATCTAATATTCGTTTTGTGCTACTTGTTATTTGATAACTGATATTCCCTGTTGCTGTTGTAGCCTCGTTTGCAAGGGCAACCGCACTCGATTGCCCTTTGATAGAGGCTAGATATCCTCGTCTAGCACCCATTAACTAACCCCCTTAAACTGCTGCTATCGTGCCTGTTAATTGTATCTCAGCTGAGAAGTTTACTGTTCCTTCAACTGTTGCTTCTACTGTGTAGCTTGAGATAATTCCATCTGCGGTAAACCCTACTGTGCCATTAGTTAAAAACTTAGGCTTTTGAGTAGTAGTTAAAAGTGTACCTGCTAAGAAAGCAGTAAACATCGCTACTTGACCGGTTGTATCTGCGCTATCATAGAAACCGCTGATACTAATAGTACCACCCTTTAATCCTGCGATAAAAGCACGAACACAACCACTATCAAATGTAGTCACATCGAGAGTATCCCCGCTAAATGCATTTGAAATATTATTAAGACTTGCTACCTTGTTTGCACCTAGATAAAATCCTGCTGCACAACCTTTAATTACTGCCATTGTTTATACCTCCATTAAAATGTTTTTGGATGACTTTCTTGCCAGAAGTTTGTTAGAAATTCTTCTAGCTTTGCCACTTGTTCCTTTAATTCTTTTACTTCTTCTTTTAATTCTTCTATTTCTTTCTTGCTGTTAAACATTGAGATACCTCCAGCGCATACTTCTTATAACCTTATTCGTTCCCTCATCAACACCCTCAGCTTGTCCACCTATACTCTGGAAATTAAGAGGCACAAGCACCGCCCTTATTCTGTCTGTGAGTGTAGATAGTTTACTCATATCTTTATGGTCTACATAAATATCAATCTGAAAATCTACCTGCTCACTACTCGCTACTGTTGGTTGAAAGCTATACCCAGCTACACTATCAATTATTTGATAAGTCATGAGCGGATAAGTAGCAATATTAGGATTGAGATGCCACAATAGCCGAGTCCCGATTATTCCAGCTATAGCACTATCTCCTGTTATTGCATTGTATATCAATATTTTAACCTGCATATCTGATAGCACTATTTTTTCACCTCCATAGCTTTGCGAAAAATTTCTTTTGCTATAGGCACTAATTGATTAAATGAGCGCAGGAAAAAGCCTTTGTTTTGCTTTGATCTAAACTCGACACTTTGAGCATAGATTACATTAGTACCGACTTCAACAAAATCTTTCTCTGTCTTGTAGTCCATGCTCTGTCTTAGCCTACCAGTATCGACAGGAGTGTTGTTCTTAACTATCCCCACGCCTCGCTGTCCTATTTCCTCTAATGCTTGTGTTGTATTTCTAGCCATAATATTAATATAATTATTCAAATTCTTCTGCACTTGCGCTTGTCCCAAGATGGTAACTTTCAACTATGTCACCTTCTCTAAGATGATAAGCTTGTGATTACTCTTATTCATCTTGCCCATATTCGCCTGTATCAATTTTACTAGCCATTGAGTGCTATTGTATTTTACTTGACTGCCTAGCGTCCAATAGCTACTTTGCGTTAAATCATACACTTGCTTAAATTCTGTATTGCTAGACAAGCCATAAGTCTTGTGTGCTAATTCTTTATTTAGATCCTGCACATCACACTTAACTGTATTAACTGTGTCTGTCCAAGTCGATGCGATACTACCATAAGCATTAACCTCTACCTCTGTCTGAAATGTAACTGTATCTGTTTGCCACATTACACAACACCCTTTGTATAGATATTATAATGCTTAAAATACGTTTCCTTGTCGCTATACATCCGTCTATATGCATTTAAGTCATCTCTATAAACTTTCTGCCATGACGAACTATCTTTATAGCTAACACTTCTAGATCCTTGACTTTCTCCAGCCAACCCTTGCGTTGTGCCACTTGCATATGCTGTGATAGCTGCCACTAAAGATGCAAAACTAGCAGGCACACCAAGACCAAACACTATGCAATCAACGTCTGCCTCCGCTGTTAATGTTGCGTCTAACGTTAATTTATTAGCAGCTACTACCGTTATCTTATACACTCCATCATTGACTAACGTGTTATCTATACTAATATATTGACCTACAACATATTTTTGTGAGAATGTGCCTGTTATACCGTCTGCAATTATTGAAAAAGTTGCACCTTCATAGCTTTTTACGAAGAAGTTGTTTATCTCTTGCATGATTTGTCCAATCAAGGCTTATCCCTCGCCCTCATAGTAAAATCTGAAGTTTACGCCTATGATTGCTGTGTCTGACGAGCCATTTATCAAAACAAATCTATATGTTGTATTTTGCTTTAATACTATTTCATCTAGTGCAGGGGAACTTGCAGATGGTATTCTAGCTTGACCGACACCAGTTGATCCCGGAAGATAAGAACTAAATCCTACGAGTTGCGTTCCGTTTACTGTGAATGTTGGCGCTGCTCTTAACTCCAACCCAGTAGGAAGCGAGCCATTGTACAATCTGTTCCTATTGCTCCAAGTTACCAATGCGCCTGTCGCTGCTGTATAAGTTGCATCTTCCCAAATTTGCGAGCGACAACTGTCTTTGTTAGATTGTATCCCAGCTGACCTATAATGTATTGTTCCCGTTGCTGGTGTCTTAAAGCCATAGCTATAACTAGCAGAACTTGAAAGTGTAGCTTCATGGTATGCGCTAAACAATGCCCCTTGATGTAGATAAGCATGGTCGCTATCTATCTGCACTACTGCCTCAGCATATCTGTCAATAATGATAGGTACATTTACATCTCCCCTTTTGCCAAATACTTCAACGCCCATTTATTTCACCCCTACTTTCTTAACTTCCTTAACTTCTACTTTCTTTTTCTCCTCGTGTTGCTCTTTGCACCATTCTTCGTGAATTTTAATCACATCGCCCGAGTAATCTTT